CTCCGGCCCCTGCTACGCTCAGATGCGTTTCGAAAATGTTTCATAGGTTTTCCAGAGTTATGTATTCCTCTGGGTCCCTATTTGACGGAGAAACCATCAACATTAGACAGGGCTCGTTGCCTTCCTAATGTGAGCTCTATCAGAATACCCTTCCTTGCGAAGGAGAGGTAAACCTAAGATCTTAAGCTTCTCAGCTGTAGATCCGCTCACACCTAGAGCGAGAAAGGGTTTCTCGCTTCCCTGTGAGTAAGTATTAGAGTATGTCAGGTCGTATTACACGATTCGGCGTCTCTTCTACCCTTTCAGGTAGCGATTTGATTATCTTACTTCACCGATCCAAGTAGGTGGCCTATTTCAGCTCCTGTTCTGGGATCGGCTTCAAGGCCGATCTCAAGCCTAACTTACGGTATTCGCGGATCACCGCAGTATCGTACAGGGAGAGTCCCATTCGGCGTCTCTTCTCTGCTAGGTTCTTTCTTAAGGAACTTTACCAGAGCGATTTGGTTATCCTATTTCGGTCGAGCGGCAGCTTGCCCACTCGCCTTCAGGGCCGAGCTCAGGTACGATACTCCGGATCACCTCGATTCGGCGTCTCTTCCTGTCGTTAGACAGGCGATTTGGGTATTCTACTTCACTGAGAATCAGTAGGTGGTCTATTTCAACTCCTATTCTAACACTCAGCTTCAGAGCCGAGCTCAAGATACCGCACAGTAAGAGTCCCCTCTCACTGCCTCATGGATGCTTACTCATTGTTGATCGGGTCAACAGTTGCCCTAAACGTACTAGAGTAACGATACCATCTCTTCAACATCTTCGATTCGGAAGTAGGAGGTTTACCCTCTGACACCCGAGTCTGGATGTTACGTGGAAATGGTAAAGCCGCAAACTCAGTTTCGATCTCTCGGAACTGAGTCCACAAGTTCTCAAGGCTCTCCCAGTCAAGGGAGCAGCCCGGAAGATCGGGTGATGGCGGTTTCGCAATCTGTACAGTCCGAGTTCGATATTGCACTGGCGGGGCCACTGCAATTCCGGGAGCTGAGGTAGGAACCTCAGTTGCCAGGACGAACGGGACACGGGGCGTGACAGTTGGTGTGGACAGACGGCCTTTACGGACTGAAGCTGAGACCCACTCGTTGAAATCTTTCTCATTGTCATACTCAGAATGCCACTCAGGCAACACAGTTGCCTTAAGGTGTTCTAAGTAGAGGGCCCTGAGATCGAGATCAGGATGTGGAACAACTCCATCTTCCGTAATAACCGTGCCTTTCGGGTCTGGCTCGTACGCAGCCTCTAGTCGAGCATTATACTCTTCTAGCGTCTGTGGGCGAAACCACTGGCCATCCTCCTGCCACCACCCCTCGGGTGGACAGAAGACCTCCTCTACCACCTCCTTCACTTCTGGAGCTGCCTGAGGCAATAAGATTTCCTCTAGCTTAGTACGAAGGTCCCGAGCGGTTATGACCACATCCAAGAACGACTCGCGGTATACCGTCTCATTGAGGGAATCCACCACATCACCGGGTGTTGTGGCTTCAATCCCCCCGTGAGACGATGCCCGATCAGCCGATCTAGGTGTCGTGCCATAATGTTCACGATCTCTATAGACAGTCCCTAACCTCTTAGCCAGAGCTATTAACTCTGAATAAGAGTCCAGGTATTCAAGTATGAGTTTAACCTCAGACTCGAAGAATAATCTACAGAGACCTTGGACCCGAGTCATGGAAGTCTTATATAGGGAGGTTACCGATTTTAAAGGCAACCAACCTTTTAGACCTTTATAACCCGGCCCCCCAGGACCGTAGAACGTAACTATGTAGTTACGCAACCGTTTCGGGAGACTGAAGAGTCGTTTCGATGCTGAAGCTTTCGCGCGATACCCATATCCCAGGACAGATAGCATCTGCCCGAAAGATAGCGAGTATTTACGCGTTAGCTCCAATAGGCCAGCAAGAGATTGCCGGCCTACCACAAACTCAGCAAAGGGAACCATTGAAACGTTCACTCCGTTAAGGAATGTACGCTTCGCAAATTCCAATGCTGAGCCTGATGTTGAAATCAGGGACTTGTGGTCCCCAATCCCGACATCTAACGTTCTCATTATCCCAGCGTATTGCTTGGCCACACAGTCACGAGCTATAACTACGTCGTCTCCCAAGACGGCGTAGCCCTCGTACCATGGTTTATCAGCGGTAAGTACGCCTGCCTTAAAGGCAGACCACTGAACGATTGCATGGTGTAGAAAAGCCAGCATCGCCCAAGAACTGAGCGCACCCATGGGTTGTCCGGTAGCATACTGGACGAATCCAAGCTCAGAAACAGTCTGTTTAGGACCATTCCCGAACTTGATTGTCTTTGGACAGTGATACTTCCGACCAACCATGAGGCAACCCCACAGCTCTGCCCCCCAACTTGTTAAGAAGGGGGACAGTAGTACCTTTTGAAGTACAATGGGCAAACGGTCGGTGGCAGCTGACAAATCAAATGAGTACAAGGAAATGGTCTTTGAGAATTTCTTCTCATTAACTTCCTTCCAAGTAAACAAATGACGTATCGGCCGCTCCTGATCGAATGTTCCATCCTGTGGTATTCGCTCCAGAAGACCAAAAATCGCTTTATGAAGGCGATCAAAGATCCACTGTGTCCAAGGATCGACCATGGCAAACACCCGGACCTTACCAGCTGGTTCCGGTTTGAACCCAAGTTTCCCGAGCCAAGTAGTTGCTTCGAAAGGGCATGATGGCCCTCCCGAGGATAAGGGAAGAGAATCCTCCCAAACCCACAACTCTTTGGCCCAGGACTCTATCCGGTTCAGAATCCACTGATTAGACGTCATCTTACACCAATTTTGCAAAATTGGGTAGAGCGGACTGTGTAACCATGTGTAAGCTGAAGCCAAGATAGAGGCAGGTGATGTGCTCTGAGCTCCGCTCGGAACATTAAAACCTCGCACCGAAGGTCCTGACTTAGAAATCAGGAATGGCTTGGCCCGGAGTCCCTTCATAAAATCCAATGGACCCTCGCCCTCTTCACTCCATAGTGCATCCGTCACAGTTCCATCCTTATGGAACCGTTTCTTCAACACTATGACGAAGTGGTTGAATACAAATTGACTAAATTTGTATGTCATAAGAGGATCTCCACCGTACTCTTTCGTAATCGTACTTATTTTCAACGATCCTGGAAAATCCAATACTCGGTATAAGCCGAATAAGGTTGCCCAGAACCGTATAGTCCAAGTATGACCCGATCGAATACGTGCTCGATGAAGAGCTGGAATCACGGAAGGGATCCCACCATGCGTTCGACCGACTCGGGCCCCGAAAGGCGTCAAGTCGTGTAGTCGTTGCCCGCCTACCACCTGCTGGAGCATAGAAGAACAAGCCTTGAGATAAATCACAAGGTACTTGATTCCTCCATGTTTGTACAGCCGATGGTAAGTGGCTAACGTAGTGATTACCACTTTGACAACTGAAAGGTTGACTCTCCGTCCCAGCAATGATATACATCCTAAGATGTGGACCACTGCTGGACGCCCAAGTTTTACCTTGAGCATGGCATTAAGAGACGAATAGGAGCTTAGCAGTCGAGAATACGCACGACCAAGCGTTCGCTTGATGTT